NGTCGGTGTTGTGACCTGGGTGCCTTGGGCGAACCATTCCGCGACCATTTCCGCGATATTGTCGCCCTGAGTAGCCGCGATCTGGAGCCGCCGGCACAAGGCATAATTGGCCTCATACGTCAGGATATCGGCTGCCCCGTCGTTCTCGATGTATTCCAAGGTAAGGCTCTTGACCGTGGGCGCCGCCGTCATGCTGGGCGCAAACGTCCATAGGTAGTCGCCCTCGCTTGGGTTCTGCTCAACGGGCGTCACGTCCGACCTGAGCCCAGAGATCAACGGGCACAGGATTTGCTCGAAGGAAAGCTCCGTCGATAGCTCGATCTCAGTGAGCTTGGACGTGATAACCGGAAGCTCGGCTGTCGGCGCCAAGAGCCCATATTCCCGGTCTGGGATCACGGTCCCGTCGGCCACCTGCCAGCTAGCGTCACCCAGAAGCCGGGCCGTTGCCGGAACGCCGGTCCCCTTCTCGGTCTCCTGCCCGACCTGTAATTTTCGCAGTTTACGGATTGATCCCATTGGTCCCCTTTCCTTCCGCCTTGGGAAGCGGCGCCGCCCGGTACAGGCCACTCGCTACCTTGGCGCGGGCTAACTTGCTGTCGGGCTCGTCATGGTCACAGGCCGGCCAGCCCTCAATGCCCACAACGGCCGGATTAGGTACAAAGATCAAGCGCATAGGTCCCCCTCAGCTAGCAGAGCTTGGGCCTCTAGCGTCCGGCCATCTCGCCGGTAAAATTCCGCAAGCTCTCGCCGTAGTTGCCGGTTTTCGGCCTGTAGTCTTTCAATCTGAGTCAAGGATTCCCGCCGTTCTTGCATGGCCTTGGCAAGATATTCGTTGTCAATCTCCACCATTGCGCCCGCCCTAGCTGTAATCCACGTCCGCTATTTCGGTGACGCAGGTTAATAGAACATAGGTCAAGTAGTTTTGGCGCCCGTATTGGGCCTCGGAACGCCGCCCGCCGAGAATGCTGACTTGCCCCTGGGGCAATAGATCGCCTAATCGTATGTCGCCCTGAATCCGGGCCATCACTAGCAGGACAAGGGGCAATAGTCGTTCGTAGGCTCCCCGCAGGTCCGAGTAGGGCGCCACGATGATTTCGACCTCGATTCGGTGATCGATCCGAACGCCGCTCGGCCGCTCTTGGGCGTCGAATCCGTCGTAATTGAGGACGATGCCCGGCAAGGTGCCGAGTCCAGCGCCCGCCGGCCAAGGGAACACGAAATTGATGCCCTCGGTCCCTGCAAGCCGGGTCGCGTATGTTTCGAGCAACGTTTTGAGGTCTACCATGTCCCCATCACCTGAAATGATCCCGCCAAACGCCACCGAATAGGCTGTCAAGCTTGGCAATGACACGTTTGATGGCCGGCCGGATGAATGGCTTTGCCGGTGTCCCCCGTCGGGCTATGGCATGAGCGATTCGGAACGCCGCACGAGGCTCTTTCCCTTGGGCTGCGACCCAGGCCCCTAGCCGACTAGGCGACGGGTAATGCGGCCGGGTCCCGAATTCAACCCACTGAGCAGGCGCCGGCACGATAATCCCCGTCTTCGTTCGCTTGATGCCCCGTCCGATGCTTCCCGGCGCCGATTGCCTCAGATCGCTCTCTAGGGCCTCTAGGACGGCTTTTCGGGCCTGGGTCAGTATCCCCCCTAGGCCGGGCCGTTTTAGGGCACCCCAGCGGGCTTGTAGACGGAAGGCAAAATCCCCGGCCGCCATTAAACCGTTCTCCTCGGCGGCTGCACACCCTGACGCCAACAGTTAATCCAATCCATATAGAGCGCGGCCACTAGATAGCTCTCCTCCGCAAAGGCCCCAGCATTTCGGCCAGGTCGCGGTCTATGAGTACGGAAGGCTCAATCGTAGGCCCAGCGTCCGAGATCGCAGCCGCAAAGGCCGTGTCTCCGCGTTTCCACATGCGGGATGCGATGATCCCGGTCGCTTGGTATAGGACCTTGGGCCATCGGATGATCTTGATCGCGGTATCTTGGACGTGTTCGGTTGCCGTAGTGCCATTGATACCTCGTTCGACGGTGACTGTCGTTGGGGTCGGTTTGGCCTCGATAAAGGCTTGCTCGGTCTCTATTAGGATGGTCTGTCCGACCTCGAAACTGTCACTGTCATTGACCGTGATGGTAGTAGCCGCCGCCGATAGCGGGTTATCCTCTACCGTGTCCCCGCTGGCTTTGGTCAACTGCGGCCAGCCCCACGTTCCGGTCACCTTGAGCCGCTGATTCCCCGGACTGATTGACGGCGCCGGCCGGACTTCTAGGCCCCAGTATGGCCCGCCTGACAACACGGATAGGAGTATCTTGCTGTAGGCTGTATCCGTGTAAAGGTCGGTTGAAAAAGTGCCGTCCAGGTCGGTGTCTAGATCAAGGCCCGTCAGGGACACAAGGTCTAAGGGCAAAGGAAACTCGCCCTGTCCCCGATGCCATACGTCTAGGTATAGCTCCCCGATATGCTGATAGAAGATGCGCCGGGACCATCGCTCGACGGCGCGGGAAGCTGATTCCGTAAACCGTCGGGCACGGGCGTTGTCTTGCGGGATGATAGGCCCGACGAAATCGGCAAGCTCGGCCACGTCCAGGTAGCTCGTAGGAGTCTCAGGCTGGATCAGCATTGTTAGTAACCTTGGGCAAGGCTCCCGGTGTCCCCGGATTAGAGTTTGGAGTCCGGGAGCCCCACCCGTTCTTAAATTAGAGAAGCTATGGGCTAGGTGGCGGGACCTTGGCCCTAGCTATCTCTCACCTTGATGTACTCGGCCGCCGCCTGGGTCACGGGAAGCTCGCCCGTCTTGCGATAGCGAACCGCCGTCACACAGATCAAGGCCGTTGACACTGCCGGCGTAACGACACACCGGATATACCGCTCGGTCGGCGCGTAAACGTCGATCACAACGAGCTTGTTGTCGTCAGTGTCCCCAAGCTGGGTAATGGCCGCCCCAGGGATATCGACGGCTGAAGGGAAGTTGGAGGCCGTGTCCCTCTGAGCCTTCGCGTTCAGCGTCGTGCCGGAAGCGATATCCCCCGCTTCGATAAGGAATGCCACGCCATCGTAGTCCTGCATATCAACGCCGGCACCGTTCACGGCGCTCGATGCAGACTGGGGCGCGATCTCCTGGGATGCTAGGTTGTTGTCGAAGGGTGTCTGATGCCCGCTCAATACGGTTTCTCCTCGTTGGTAGTCGCTGCGGGGCGCCTAGGCTCGTTGGCTTTCACACCCGGCCCGATCAAGGCGCCCCGGTCAGCGCCACAAAATGACTAGACGACTCCGATCCGGAAAGCGTCAGGGTTCGCCACGTCGCAGCCCAGCCGCGTTCGCAGGATGATCCCGACCTGTTCCACATCGGCGTACCGCTCCAAAAGGACCTGAGCGGTTAGGTCTTGGCGCACGGGAACGATCATCTGGCGAAAGTCCCCGATAACCATGACCTTATTTCCGTCGGTGCCCTCGGCCTCCATGAAAGGCGTGTGGGCCGTCGGGTAACCGAGCAAGATATCTGGCTCGCCGGCAAAGCCAGGAGTCCAGATGAACCGCCCGCTCGCGTCAACGAGCTTGCGAACCGAGGCTTCTGTCAGCCGGCGCAACATGATCGACGCATTGGGCGCGTACTGTTCGGGCAAGCTATAGACGAAATCAATGAGCTTGGGCGCAGAACCGATATCGGACGTTGTGTTGGAGATCGTGTCTGCTGTGGTGCCCGAAATGTCCGTCGTAGCAATGCCCACGTTCAGAAGCCCGCGCGGCTCACCGTTAACGCCGGCCCCGGCAATGATGGCCTTGTCAACGACCAAGGAAAGGTTGTCGGCGCCGTCGTCTCGCAGGAAACCCATAACGTCGAAGACGGCATCAGCGACCATATCCATGCTCAATTGACACTTGGCGCGGCCCTTCCGAACCGGGATCACGAACATGCCGAATTGCGGCTCGGCTTCCCCGGCAGTGGTGGCCGGAATCTCCGGCACCCAGCTACCGACGAAAGCCGACGTGTAAATGCTCCCGTCCGTCGGGTGAGGCTTCACACGAGGCCATTCGATCTGATCGCGCGAAGTAGGAACGGGCCGGCACTTCTGGAGTACGGTTGCCTGTAGACCGACCCGCCGGATGATCTCGGCCCGAAGGTCGGCCGGCACCGTGTAACCGCCCAGAACGTCAACCTGTGTCTGTAAGACGTGCCGCTCTGCATCTCCGAAGCCGTGGGGCGCGGGCAGGTGGCGCAAGTAGCCGTCGAAGGCGGTTCGGTATTCGGGCGTCGATGTTTCCGGGTCGCCTCGGATGCTCCGGGCGAGGGACTGCATCGGCCCGATGGCCTGATTGGCCGCTGTGATGGTGATCGGCGGGACGCCCTGTAGCTCCCGCTGCCAGGTCTCAATGCCCTGGAGGCTCTGTTCCTGACGTTCCTCGCGCTCGGCCGCCTCTTTCCACTGTTCGGCCTCTACGATGAAACGTTCAGAGGTTTCGTACTCTGCCCGGACTTCCGGGCTATCGTTCGCTAGGCCCTGGCCGCCCTCACTCACCGGCTTGATCATCATCTCGATCTTTTGCCGGGCCGAGCGGGCTTGCCCAACCGCTTTGTCGATAAGGCTTCGATAATCCATAAAGGCTCTCTGTCCTTTGCTTGCCGGGTCTCTAGGGTTCGCGGCCGTGGGGACCCGGTACTCTGACGGTTAGATGCTCAATTCGCGGCACTCTAGCTCTTGCAGCCGCAGCCAAGCCGACATTAGGTCGGATTCTGAGCCGTTGCGCTTCGTAGACGACTTGATAAGCTCGTCTAAGGCGTCTAACTGCTCTCGCATTGCCGACACAGCCGACATGATGGCCTCAATATTGGCCGCTGAGAATGTGGCACCGACGAATGATTCCCGTGTATTGGGAACGTTTGCCAGGGAATGAATCAGGCTCCGAAGCTCTGGCGGTAAGTCCAAATTGGCCGCTCGGACCTCAGTCACGGCCGCCAATGGGCCAAACTGTCCCCACACGACATGGCTGATATCCCAAAGCTCGGCCTCTTTCATGTAACGAGTCCCGTCCTCGATAACGGTTTGCCGGGGCCGGGTAGTGATGCTGTTCTCCCGGATCGCGCCCTCGGCCAATAGCTGCGCGATGGCAGTGCCCATGTCCGTCTGGGCTAGCCGCGCCTCAAAGCGCAAGGCATCCGGGCCGTCTATCAGGTCTGTGATCCGCCCAATGGGCAAGGCTGTAGGTGTCCCGGCGAACAGAGGCTTATCAAGGCCGTGCGACCATAGATAGCTGACACGCTCGCGACTTTTGGCGTCACTGAGAGAACGGCTGAAAACGCCCGGCACAAACACTGTCGCGTCAAATTCCTGAAAGTCCAGATCGTCGGTCTCCGGGTCGATCCGAATCTCGACGCCCGGCCGGCCATCCGGAACGTTGTACGGGACCGCGATTCCGCGCACGGTTCGCCCATCCGAGGCATCGGCGGCCAGCGGGTCAGCCTCATAGCTCACCGGGCTAATGAATCGTTCCATGTGATATTGTGGATGCTTCACTCTGTCACCTTCCCATCGGCTTTGTTTAGGGCCGCGCTTACTGTCGCAGTATGGGCCGCGTGTAAGAGCCGCCAAGCCGCCGCGATCCGAGGTTCCCCGTCAAGGGCCATTGGCACGGCAGCCCTTAGATATTCCATAACCTCAGCCCGGACCTCGATTTCGGCGCTAAGGGCCGCAAGGTCCCGCCCCAAAGCGCCCCGGAGCCGGTAAGCCATGCTCGACGTGATCGGCGGCCTCTGGGTCACACGCCGAACGCTCGCCGGCAAAACCTGCATATTGAGCCCGGCAAGGGTGATATCCCCGCCCTCAAGCGGCGGCCGGTCAACGTCGGCGCGGGCCTCATTCTGGGTCGCTATCCCACCTGCATATTCGGCCAAGGCCAAGCGCCGGCGGCCAGTCTCCCACTCTTGCAGGCCCATGACACGGGATAGATCATGCCGGATTCGTAGGGCAGGCCCAAACTCCCGCGCAAGGCCCTTGGTAAAGACTGACTGAATCCGCCGAAGGTTCGGGTCGGTATTTTCCTCGTGGAAAGCTAGCCGGGCCTGCATGTAATTGGAATAAGTCGCGTTCTCCAGGCCCACGACTGCCCCAACGACGATAGGGGGAACGTTCAGAGCCGATAGAATACGGGCCTCGATCTGTTTCCGCAGGTCGGCTAGGCCCATCTCACGGGAGCCAATAGCAAGGCCAGCGCGGGTCAAGGCACCCTCGGTCCCGTCGATTACAACAAGCTCGCCGGCATGAGTAGGCCCGCCCCGGCGCTGTTTCCACCTGCGCCCGATGCGCTCGATCTCGGTTTCGTCAACCGGGTTCTTAGTCGTGAAAACGTGGGTTGTGACGGCGCCATTTTCCATTAGGGCCGTGGTGAATTCGGTAATGGCGTTGTCTAGGTCGATCTCGGACAGGGCCGCCGCCAATGGGGAATAGCCCCAGAGCGGATAATCGGGGTCAGGGGAAAGGCGCAAGTGCAAGATATCAGCCACGCTGTATCGCTGGGCGGTCGCCGTCGGGAAAGCCTGGGCCATCGCCTGCCCGGTGCCTGTAAGGACGGCCGGATCAAAGACGTAGCCCGCGACCAAACGTTCCCGGTCCTGCATGATCTGAACGTGCCGTGTATCAACAGGCCAAAGCTGCCGAATATCCTTGCCGCTCGGTCCCCGGTCGCGCTGTTTCCATAGAATGCCGTTGCCTGTTACGACGATCTCCGTCCAGAAACGCTCCCAGAGGGCCGCCGCGTCTAGGGTCTCGTTAGGATCGGCCAATAGCTGCGCTAGGGGATGCGTCTCTGATTGCCTTACCCAATCTTGCCCGGTTTCATCCCATCCCTCGACAACAAAGGGAATGCCAATCAGGGACCGAACAACCTCAGTCACCGCCGCATAAACGACGGGGTTTTGCTGATACTGCCGCCAGTAGGTGCGTCTGAATAAACTAGGAAGAGATTGTCTTTAGAGTCCCCTAAATTCCAGACCTGTAATTCGTTACCTGTTGAAATGACATTGAGAAGATTAAGACCGACATAACCTGGTTCTTCTGTACCAGCCCCGGCATTCCAGATGCCGTCCCTTTCGGCAAGGGTGA